CGACGAGCTTAGTATTACCTATAAAGGTGCGTAAAAATAGTTCTTGACTTTTATGGTCTATTGAACTATACTATGTAGTAGAAAATCGAAGCAGGGGTGGTTTTTCACCCCTGTTTTGTTTCCGTAATTTAATAATAAAGGATTTAAATATGAGCGACACCCCAATTTCTCTAGCGAGTCTAATGACTCCTAGTAAAACTGTAACAATTGACTTTCCCGGATATACAGGCATGACAGTTGACCTGTGCTATTTAGCCAGAGAAGAGTTAGTAAAGCTCCGTAAGAAGTGTGTTACAACTAAATTTAGTAAGAAGACTCGTCAACCAGAAGAAATCCTTGACGAAGACAAGTTCCTATTAGAATACTGCAAGTCAGTTATTAAAGGTTGGTCAGGCTTTAAATATCGTTACCTGGAAGAGCTTCTTTTGGTAGATGTCTCAGCTTTTGACCCCGATGATGAACTCGGCTTTTCGCAGGAAAATGCTGAACTGCTAATGAGAAACTCAAGCGATTTTGACACTTGGGTAACTGAAACAGTGAGTGATCTGGAAAATTTTACTGGGAACAAGTAGAGGAGATACGCTCACTACTTGTTAAGTATGTAAAGTCTTCCGGACAAATAGACGTAGATAAGTATTTACGCCTCTGCGAACAATTAGGACAAGAGCCAGACCCTCAAAAGATGCCACTCGACCCTTCAGATTTTCCTGGAGAGGTCCAAGTGGCATTTTTTATATCTGGACTTCTTGAGGATAGATGGGAAGGAATGTCTGGAACCTACATGGGTAAGGATTGGTCAAACCTAGAATACTTCTTTAACTTATACCAAATAGAAGAACCAAAGACAATACTCTACATTATGAAAATGTATGAAGGTGTTATAGTAAATTACAGACACGAAGAATCAGAACGAAAGCGAAAGGCAGAGGAAAGAAAGTCTGCGGGCGGTGGAAAGAATTTCACCCATAATGTGAAAGGCTAATGGCAAAGAATAAAGTCGAAGTTGATATACTTATTGATGATAAAGGTAACTTAAGGAAAGTTGCTCGTGACGCAAACAAGGCCGGAGTAGGCCTTGATAAGGCTTCAAAATCATCTGATAATTATAGTAAAAAACAAAAAGGTGTTGCGGGTGCAACCTCTAACTCCACTAAAGCTTTCGCAAAAATGGCTGGTGGTACAGGAGGTCTCGTAGCTGCATACGCAACTTTAGCGGCAAATATCTTTGCGATTTCAGCAGCCTTTCAATTTTTGAAGGGGGCAGGAGATTTAAGGGTTTTGCAGGAGAGTCAGTTTAACTACTCTGTCAAAACAGGTAAGTCTTTAAGCATACTAACTTCCCGTGTTCAAGAAGCTACCGGAGGCTTACTTGCGTTTGAAGAAGCAGCACAGGCCGTATCAATAGGTACAGCAGCAGGGCTATCAAATAACCAAATAGAGGGGTTGGCTAGTGTAGCTAAGAAAGCTTCTATGGCTTTGGGCAGAGACCTGACAGACTCTTTTAATCGACTAACAAGAGGTGCAATTAAAGCAGAGCCTGAATTACTTGATGAATTGGGTATTATTATTCGTCTTGAAAAAGCAAGTAAAGACTATGCACAGGCACTTGGGAAAAATGCAAAAGATCTCACAACATTCCAGAAGAGTCAAGCAGTTGTTAATGCCGTACTTGCGCAAGGTGAAGAAAAGTTCTCAGATCTTGGAGGCAGTGTAAACGAAATAGCAAGGCTTGGTAAAGCATTCAATGATGTTATTTTAAGCATTAAAGAGACAGTAGGGCCTTTTGTAGAGTTTATTGGTGGAGTATTTGCAGATAATGTTTATGCTCTTGCAGGTGCCTTCGCCTTCCTAGGAACCGGTATTACCAGATCTTTAGCAGGTGCTGCGCCGGCCATGCTAGATATATCAGAGCAATCCTCTTTAGCAAGGCAGCAATTACAAGGCGCAGCTGGTACGTCAGTCGTTGGCAAAAAACTTGCTGCAGACCCTTCAAGCCTATCAGATAAAGACTTAAATTATATTGAATCAAGTGCAAGAGCTAAATCCTCTACAATTATTAAGTATGATAACATAAGCAAAGAAGCTGTCGTACGGAATGTAAGAATTATTAAAGCAGAGAGAGCATTGGAACTTGCCCAGACTCAAACCGGTGTAAAAAGAACTTATGGTCTTTGGAAAGCAGAGCTAAAACTTCTACAAGCGCAGCACGGTACAACAATGGGCTTTATGAAAGCAGGTATGAGAGGCTTTGCTAGAGTGGCGAATAGTGTGCTTGGTGTAGCAGGTGCCATCGGCTTATTATTTACTTTAATTGGTCTTCTCAAGGAGTTTATGGATTCTCTCAAGTCTGATGAGTTTAAGGCATTTATGCAGGATAATAAAGCCTTGCAAGATATTTTAAGAACGCAAAATGCTGAACAAACTAAACTTTTAAATAAGTTTGAGTTATCTGCAAATGCAGCAGAAAGAATTAGTCAGTCTTTTGAGCTTCTGTCCAATCTCAGAGTACCAGAAGGCCTACAGCTATTCACGATAGACAAATCGACAAGAGCTGGAAATATGGCCCTAAGCGATCAGGTAAAGCAGAACTTAGAGGCCCTTGAAAGTGCAAAGCTCCTCGCGGAAACTATAGAGACTCAAATAAAAAGCTATGAAAAAGCAGGAATGAAAGCTCCAGAAGCCATGATAACTCAATTAACTACTCTGAGCGAGGGCATCGAAAAGGTGGAAGGCTTTGGATCCGGCATCGCACGCCAGCTGGACAATGGTACAGTTTCAGCTAACGAATATAATGGCACGATAGAACAAATTAACAACTCTATGAACGGTTTTGTAGATATTAATAAGAAAGGTACGAAGGAGCTTACTGCACAACAACATGCATTAATGAGTTTTGCACAAACAGGAGAGGAGCTCGTACAACTACAGCGTAAAATGGGGGAAGCTCCTAGTAATTATAGCAATGCTTTGAAAGTGTTGGCAGATCTCGGCACCGGCCTAGCTGATTCAGGGCTAACAGACATTACAGACTTAACCGAAGAACTACAAGGTACTATAAAAGATCTTCTCGGAGACGAGCATAGATTAAAGACTCTCGCCGAAGTTAGAAGAGCGATTGAAGAAAAGACCTTACAAATAGTTAAAGCAGAAAAGGACGTACTTCTTGCCCAAGTAAAGCTGAAAACAAAGTATATTAACCTCACCCGGGGCGCAACAGCTCTACAAACAGCCGCACTCGGTAGGCAACAAAAGGTAGCGGAGCTCGAAGCAGCTCGTAATAAGCTATTAGGCGATCGAACAGTAGCTGAAGTATTGCGAGCACAATTTAGTGATACTAAAACTAAACAAGACAAGGAGCAGTTATTACTTCTAGAGGCCCAGCTTAGAACAGCGAAAGAACTAACGAATGAAGGCCACCAATTAGAGATGGCTTTTAGAAATGCTTTTGAAAGCTCGATGACTACGAACATTGCTGATCTGATTAAAGGAAATGAAACGAGTTTTAAAGATGCGTTTCTAAAGATTGCACAAGGAGCACTCAGTGCAGTAGCAGATAAAATGTCAGAGCAGTTAAGCCTAAAGATTAGTGACTTTATTTTTGGATCCCCTACGGACCCGGCAGTTGTTGCACAGAAAGAGAATACAACTGCTTTACAGAGCTTAACGACTGCAATAACAAAAATAGGTACAGTACCTTCGGTACCTTCAGTAACAGAAACTGCAACGTCTACAGCATTAGGAGGGGTAGGTACTGCTATTGTTGAGAATGTTGCAGGCGGCTCAGAAATTACCGAAGTAGTTACTACGGGTGCTAAAAAAGCAGTTATACCCTTTGTTTCAGCTTTTGGAGACTTCTTCGCAAACTTTAAAAGTCAAGAGGTTTCTTTTGGCACCTCATTGAAAGGGTTATTTACAGATATAGGAGCAGACTTTAAAGGTATTTTTTCTGGTCTTGGTAAGATGCTCGGCGGTTTATTCGGAGGCGGTGAAGGTGGAAGTGGATTCCTATCTTCTGCATTAAAGTTTGGTGCGAGCTTGTTTGGCTTCGGAGGCGCTCCGGGTGCAAGAACCGGCGGCATAATGAGCTCTGCAGGTAAGGTTGCAGGATATGCAACTGGCGGCGTAGCAAGAGGCCCAGGTGCTGGATACCCTGCAGTACTACACGGGACAGAAGCAGTAGTACCTCTTCCAAACGGTAGATCAATACCTGTAGAGATGTCAAACGGAGGACAGCAGCAAAATAATGTAGTTGTAAATGTAAGTACCGATGGTACAGCAAGAACCAGCGACAGTACTGGCCCAGATATGGAAAACTTAGGAGCTGCAATTGCACGAGCAGTACAACAAGAATTACAAGCACAGAAACGATCGGGTGGAATACTTAGCCCATATGGAGTAGCATAATGGCATTAGGATTTGATTTAGGGGCTGGGATATATGCAGTCCCAGATAAACAACTATCTCGCTCTACTACACCGAAAGTAAAGATAGCTACTTTTGGTGATGGCTACGAGCAGAGATTACAGAACGGGATTAATTCTTTAGGCGAAGTATACAGTGTTGCTTTTGTTACTCGAACTAAAGAAGATATTGATGATATTGTATACTTCTTTAATACAAAACGTGGGGTAGTATCTTTCGACTTCACAATTCCAGACTCAAATAACGGAGGAGAAACAACAATAAAAGTAGTGTGCGATAACTACTCACAAAAATATGACTATGATGAATTTTATAGTTGCACAGCAAACTTTAGACGAGTATATGAATCATGAGTGACATAATTGCATCAGATGTACAAGGCCACTATGTTGATAGCGCCCTTGTAACCCTTTTTGAGCTTGAGCTTGAGGGAACCTATGTATTTTTCCACGCAGGCTTAGATGAGCTACTGGATGAAGTACAGTTTGTATCCATAGACGGTACCGCAATCAATACTTACACACCCCTGCCAATGATGATTGATGGCATGGAAATACAAGCGGATGGCGCACAAAGCCGCCCAACAGTAACTATGGCAAATGTTGCGTCGGTATTTAAAGATTCATTGGGGGATTTAACCAATGATGATTTAATAGGCAAAAGTCTGGTTCGCAGACAGACTTTTCGAAAGTTTTTAGTTGGTGGCAGCAGTGAAAGCACTGTAGGCA